TCCGTTGTGCTGGCGAAGCTGCAGCTCGCGATCGGGCAGGCTGTGGTGCCGACCAGTGCTGACGACGCGATGCTCGTCGGAAACATCAGCGCAAAGCCCGTCGCCGCCGATCTCGTTGCCCGTGATCTGATCCGGCCGTATTTTGGAAACAGTGAGCAACTGGCTGCCGGATGTCACGCTGAAGTTGACTTCGAGGTCGAAGTTGCAGGATCTGGCACGCCGGGCGAGGCACCCGCGTGGGGGCGCCTGCTGGTCGCGTGCAACTTCGCCGAAACAGTCACGGACGCGACCGACGTCAAGTACGCGCCGGTGAGCTCGGTGGTACAGACACCGTTGACGATGTATTACTACCTTGACGGTCTTCTGCACAAGCTGTCTGACGCGAAGGGTACGGTGTCGTGGGACTTCACGGTCAAGCAGATCCCGAAGATGAAGTTTCACTTTGTCGGCACCTACAATCCGGTCACGGATTCGCCATTGCCGACGAACACCGACTTCTCCAAGTTCCTGCAGCCGAAGCTGGCCAGCACTGAATTCACCACGTGGCAGATGCACGGCTATACCGGCCCTCTGCAGGCACTTTCGCTCGACATGGCTAACTCGCTGACGTGGGCAGCGCTCATCGGCTATGAAGGGGCAGAGATCAACGACCGGAAACCGGCTGGCAAGATTACGATGCAGCTCGGATCTGTAGCCGACCACGACTGGTGGTCGTCAGCGAAAGATGCGTTGCTTGGTCCACTCACGATCACGCATGGCAAGACTGCCGGCAACATCGTGCAGCTCGATGCTCCGAAGGTTCAGCTGACCGATCCGTCGTACACCGATCAGGACAGCAAGGTGATGCTCGACGCGACGTTGACCGTGAACCCTGCCGCCGGCAATGATGAGTTGATCATCACCGTAAAGTAACTTTGCAGTCCAACCCATGCGGGCCGCCGTGACGCGGCCCGTTTGCATTTGAGGATCGAAATGGCCTATCGAGTAGCCAAAAAGCCGACCTTCACCATGAAGGTAATCGTGGTTGAGCCGGGCGATGCAGATAGTGGTGAAGTAGAGACGAGCGAGTTCACCGGGCGATTCAAGCGAGTCTCTGACGACGAGCTCGTCGCTATCCGCACATCCGGCCGCAGCGATAAGGACATCATGCGCGAGATGCTAGTCGGCTGGTCGGACCTGACCGACGAGAACGGCGCGCAACTGCCCTTCAGCGAAGAGTTCCGCGACACGCTGCTCAGCATCCCGCACGCATTGCGCGGCATCGCATACGCGTTCATGGCGGGCGCCTCCGGAGCTGGACTAAAAAACTGATCGACGCGGCACGGCACTGGGCCGGCGCCGACGTCGACGAGGTCGTTGTCGATGCTGGCGTTGCGGACGCGCTGGCCGCGTTCGGCGCCCGTCCATTGGACGTGAACATGGCGCGAGAACAGGTTCCGGAGCCCGCGTTCGAGGTCTACGAGGAAAACTGGGATGCGGTGCAGGTCTTCTCGGCACTCTCGACGCAGTGGCGCATGTCGGCGTTCTCCGGATTCGGCGCCGCGCGTCTCGTGCACACGGGCCTGGATTACACCGCGATCGAGCCTGTGTACCGGTTAATCGGTATCAGGCGCGACCGCCGTGCCGCGATCTTTGAGCAGCTTCGCGTGATGGAGGAGGCAGCGCTCGATGCGCTGCTGCCCGAATAGCATCGTTGTGCCCCTCGATGAGGGGCTTTTTTACGGATGGTCTGTATGGCAGGCACAAGTGGATCGCTCGGCCAGCTCGTCGTGCAACTCACGATGGACCCGTCGTCGTACAAAGCAAACATGCGGGACGCGTCGAACACGGCGGGCCAGCTTGGCACTTCAGTCGACAAGTCGTCAAAGAAAGCTTCCGAAGGGATGGACAAGATCGGGGCTCACACGGCGGGCGCGCGTCGCGAGCTTGTGGTGATGGGGCATGAGATCCTGACCGGCAGCTGGAAGAACCTCGGCGGCTCTGCGATGGTGTTTGCCGAGCAGATCGATGCGATGGCTCTGATCATGAGCCCGGCTGGCCTTGCCGTGTCCGCCTTGACCGGCGTTATTGCCGCTTTCGCGGTGGCCGCCTACAAGGGGCATGACGCGCAGGAGACGTTCAACAAATCGTTGCAGGTCACGGGCAACTATGCCGGCGTGACGTCGAGCAGTTTTGCGGCGATGACGCGTTCAATTGCTGACGCGACAGGCGACGGACTTGGCGCGGCGCGTGAGGGGTTGCAGGGCCTCGTCTCCTCCGGCCAGGTCACAGGGCAGGCGCTGGAGTTACTCGGCCAGGCGGTCGTCCGCATGCGCGACCTGACCGGCGAAAAGCTCGACAACATTGCGAAGGACTACGCCAAAATGCCAGAGGGCGTTGCCAAGTGGGCTGAAGAGCATAACCGCAGCATGCACTTCATCACGACGGCTCAATATGAGTACATCCAGCGCCTCGAGGAGACCGGAGACAAGCAGGGGGCAATGCTTGTAGTGGCGCAGGCACTCGACGAGCATCTGCGTAACGAATCACTGCGCAACCTCGGCTACCTCGAGACTGCCTGGCGCGCGGTCGGCAATGCGATTAGTGGTACATGGGAGTGGATGAAGTCGTTTGGCCGCGACCAGACGATGGCCGAGCAGATTGCCGGCGCGAATGCTGAAGTGCAGCGCCTGCAGCACGCGTTGCAGGCGCCGAGCGGCGCGATGAATGCCGACCTATTGCAACCTCAGCTGCAGGCGGCGCAAGCGAAGCTGGACGCGCTCAACCGGGATGCACTCCGTGAGCAGGACCGGGCGACGACAGCCGCTTCGAATGCGCAAACGCAGCAGGCAGGTATTGAGGCGTCTGACTTCCTGAAGAAACTGCATGATCAGGAAAAGGGAATCTCGCGTGTCAATCAGGCGCTTGACGAGTATCGCCGCAAGGTCGCTGACTTCAACAAAGCCAATCCGGCCAATCCGGTTTCAGCGCAACAGCAGGCGGCCGATGAGGGATCCATCCGCAAGCAGTATGCGGATAAGGATGGCATGTCGGAGGCAAACAAGCTCCGCAAGAGCCTTCTCGACGCAGCGCTGCAACAGACGAAAAACAGTCTTGAGCTGATCCAGTCAGCCTACAAGAATTCGGACGAACAGTTGCAGGCGCTGCACAAAGCCACTTTGATTTCGGATCAGGCTTTCTACACCGCCGAGATCACGCTTTCCAATGATGCCGCGCAGAAACAGATTGCGGCATATGAGCAGGAAAAGAAAACGCTGCAGTCGGCCTACTGGAAAGCGCCTGCCGATGAGCGTATCCGCATCACGCAGGAGATCGGCGACGTCGACACCAAGATTGCGAAGGTCCGTCAGGACAACGCAGCGAAGGATATGGTGTATCTGACGCAGCAGACCGACGCGCAGCGCAAATACCTGAAGTCGATTACCGACACGCACGATGCGCTTCTCGCGCAGGCGGGCGTGTCCACGCCGAAGGCCTTGCACGACTTCGATGAGCGCAATCGCGGGGCGATGCTACAGGCAGCGACGACAGGTGACCTCGGTGGTGCGGCGTTCCTCGACCAGAATCGGCAGCTAACGAAGCTGAGCGCGCAGTACAGCGACATCATTTCGCAGGCGAAAGACGCGCAGACGAAGATTTCGCTGGACCAGCAGGAGGGGCTGACCGGTCTCGTTGACGGCTTCTCGCAGTTGCGTGCCAATTCGGCAGATACGGTGTCGTCGCTGCAGCAGCTGTACGACCAAGTCAACAAATTGTCGTGGCAAACCACCGACGAGGGGGTGCTGCGCAATCTGGACCAACTGCGCGACAGAATCCGTCAGTCGATGCTTGATAGTTCTAACTATCTGAAGGACTTCACGGACGCGGGCAGGAACGCATTCAGCGGACTGTTTCAGGACATCGCGGAGGGCACAAAGACGCCGGCGCAGGCGATCCGCTCCATGGTGACGAGCATGCTCGGCTCGCTTGCTCAGCTGTTTGCCAACAAGGCTTATACGAGCCTGATCGGCACGATCTTCGACGGTGTTATGGCGGCGTCCGGTGGCACCGGCA